TTTAAAAGTATATGGCCGGGACTTACAAACTCATACTCTTAATCAATTTAACAGTTTCGAAGTTCTTGATACCTCTAATATTGTCACCGAATTGATTGTAAAGTATACCTTCAAGACCTTCAGTATTAGTAATCATATTGATGTATTGATTAATGCCAATTTGAGAAGGATTTAATTTATATTTATCTAGATTATAGATAAATCGGACAAACTCTTTGAATAACGGGTGATATTTACAATTTTCTAAAATACTTATAGTTCTTATAGCATAATAGTCTTTACCTGTTAAAGAATAATCTTCAAAATTTGCCCATCGTTCTTGATATAATATCTTATTAAGAGCTCGACTAATAGGATAAATACCACCAATTAAGTCATTCTTCATATAATCTAAATGATACAACCTTTGTAGGAAAATCACATAATCTGAAGATACATAACTCTTAGTTCTATTAATATTTAAGCCAGCTTCACTAAAGCTGTTTAATAATGTATCAACTTCTTCGGGTTTAACGAAGTAACATCCATCATCACCTTGTATCTGATAATCTACAAGATTGAGCCCTGAGTCTCTTGCTGATTGATATTGGGTAATAGAACCGACTTCATTAGTAAAAGTCGAACCGGAAGGAATACCATGATCACCTGATATCACACCCTCTGGAGTTAATAAACCAATAGTCTGAAATCTATTCATAATATAGAATAAATCATTGCTGAAATCAGATTGAAATAGTTCACTAACATATTTAAAAGCTGAATTACTTCTAGCTGTTGAAACACTTGCATCGAACTGAGCAAAATCGATTGATACTCCAACTTTACCTGAAAATTTTGCTTTTACAAGTGCATCAGATACTGCTCTGTCAACATGGTCAGGTCCATTCAAAGCAGTCCTCCATCTTAATTTCTTTTGGTGATCTAACAAAGGTCTATAAAATCTCATTTCATTTAGGGTATCAGCAATAGGGAAACCCCAAACGTCTCTAGTCTTATTGGACTCTTGTGTCCTTGTAAATAATATAGCGGGATCTTTACGATCTAGATAATAGTTAAATTTAGCAAAGACTCTTTCTTTAACTATAGATTTTCTTTTAAAATCAGGTAAACCAGAATTAGTATTATTTTTAAGAAATTTTAGAGCATTATCAAGACTAAGAGGTCTTAAAGATGATCGAGAAGCTAAGTATGTAGCTTTTGACGGAGGAGAGTACTTATTATCAAAGTATTTAAGTATACTTTCTTTTCGTTCAGAAAAAGGTTTAGATAAAGATCTAGGACCAAATTTAAGAAGATTAGATTCCTCTAACTCAAGTAAAACATCATTCAATTTTGATTTGTTATCCTGAAGTAGAGATGAAAACTCAGATTTAATTAATTCAGCGGAATTTCTTTCGTTAATTAAAGGAGTAACATATACTTCAGAATTGCCTGCAATCAAAGAATTCATATAAACGGATAAGCGGGATTTAACGTCTTGGTCAACATCTAACGAAGAAATGTTAAATTTAGGTTTTGCGTCTGAATTCATAAGCTTTGTTTAGTTAAGTTTAATTTAATATATTTAATTATTTACTATCAGGTTTATCTTGTTTATCTTGTTTATTCTTTTTAGGCTTATTTCTACGACGAGGTTTATTATTACCTTTTGAAGAGTTATATTTTACATCCCTAGAATTATTATCCTTATTAGGCATTGAAGAGAAATTAGTATCATTATATTGGAAAATAAAATCTAAGAAAGATTCACACGTGTCTTGAATTGTAACACAACTAACACCAAGAATTTGTTCTGCCTTAAATGGAATAATCTGAGTACCAGCACCAGAATTATTCACGTGAGTATATCCAGCCGCTCCATGAGCACGTGTGCTGCCATAGGATTGACGGAAAACTTTATTAAAAGAGTCGAACCATAATCTGTTTGTCCAATGAGATGCAGTAGCAATAGTTTGACGTCTAGGAATTAAAATACCAGGTAACCATTTATTATCACCAGTTTCAGTAGAAGCGGTGTGTAAAATAGAACTTAGTGAATAAATTAAACCGTCGACTTCTTCAACAAAAGAAGAATACTGAACCGTTCCAGTAATAGTACTAGAACTAGGAGTAGTTGTAACATTTGTACCAACTATAACATCTTCAGGACTGTTAGACCATAAAGTATTAAATTGATCATCGAACAAAGGTGTAGTCATAGAACCAGGTAATCTAGTAACTGTCCATTCTGGGAAAGCTTTTGCGATAATGCTTGCAGTATTCCTCATACTAACTAAGTTAGTAGTGGCTTGCAAAAGGTTAGTACCAGCAGAAAAGTTATTGTCTTCATAATTTTCCGAAGATATAGCGCCATAACTTGAATTGAAGAAGACCATCTTTAATAGAGCAGATGAATTGATTTCACTAGATCTATAAAATTGAGACATATACCAAACAAGATCGATTAATCTAGGCGGAATAGGAAAAGTAACTAAAACACTCTTTAAATACTGTAGATTTTGAAGTTCTGAAAATGTGATACCCTCTCTTAGATAATTCACACCACTATTCCTGTTGTAAGGATTAGATGCAAAGTTAATGATAGAGTCATAATGATAATAAGCTAATAAACCTTCAACCACATGATTAAAATATGATATTAAATTACTTGTTGAAGATGTAGTTGCATCAACAGCGAAATTTAATCTTCTAGCTAATTGTAATTGTATGTTGGTAATTGGACCAAATGTAGCATAACTTTGAGTTAATGAATTAGTAGAACCAAATAATCTAAGTTTAAATTTAGATAAATGTAGATCAGGATTAGAATTAGATGGATCACCACCATTATTCCAAGCTGTCTTATAATGATTAGGTTTAATGTTAGATTTCAAAATAATAGGTACAGGTTCAGAAGGTTCTTGAAATTGGTATTTCGCAGAATCTTGAATATATG